ACTATTGGCAAATCTACCCACGCCTTCAACTCCTTGTTTTTGATATGTGTCAACAAGGAAGTGGCTGAGACTGTGATTGTATTTTTCAGCTATGTGTTCAAGTAGTTTGAGTTTTTGATTCATTTATTAAAAAGTATTTAATTATTAGGGCAGGTAAATCTATTTCCCACCATTTTACACGGTTATCCCATGCTTGTGGCTTTGCATGATGTGTGTTGTGTAGTCCACTCCCCAGTGTTAAAAAGTTGACCCAGGTATTGTTAGTACTATGGTCTGGTGTGTTATAATGTCTATATCCCCATTTGTGACAAAAAACATTTACTAACCCTGCACTATGGAATGTTACAACTGCTGGTACACTAATTAAAAAAACTGCTATACGCCAATCAATGATTGCAATAACAGTATATGTACCAATTAATAATTTAAGATAGTGTTTATGTACGAATCGAATAGTAGGATCACGAACAAGATCAACTACATATTTTCTTTCAATAGTAAATGGTTTCCAAAAAGTGCTCCATATACGCCAGCCTGGTTGTCCTCCGTGTGGGTCTTCAGGTCCTTCACTTTTGGCATGATGCTTACGATGTATTCCACACCACGCAACTGGAGATCCAAAGCAATTAAATATGCTCAGCCAAATTAGTAATCGGTGTTTTGTATCACTAGTAGTAAAACTTCTATGACACAAATATCGATGAAGTGCAATCTCTCCACCTACTTTACCAAACAATATCCAACCGACAAAACTTAGTGCTAGCCAATTGGCATCAGCATAAATTAAACCTAGCACAAGGGCTAGGTGGTTTGCTAATAGAACAAGTTTAAGTTTGTATTCGTAAGACATATTGATACTGTACTCCTGTTGCCCAATTTTCACTACCAGGCATTGGTTCGTGTGTTACTCTCCAAGAATATTTACTATGTTTAGAAAAATACTCTAATAGTTCTGGCGACTCTTCTCTACTGACCCATATGTCAGTATATCCCATTTCGTGACTACGTTCAGTCAACTGATCCAGTGTATCAAGTCCTCTTTCTAAATCAGCCTTCCAACCACCAAAGTCATAATCTCTATCTCTGGTATGTCTACATATAATACGTATACTACCGTTGTATTCAGGACGTTCAACACCAGCACTGTAATAAACTAATCGACCTTGATCCCATCCCATACGAGCAAATTTAGTATACTCAAATAATGGATATTGACTGTAGTTTTGTGCATGTTTATGGTCGGAGTTTTTAGAAAACAATGCACGAATGTCATCCATGTATGGATCTATTTCACAGAGACGCCAAATCATCAGTACCATCTAAACTAAACATTAATGCTATGCGAGGGTTGTTACTCATATTAACAACAGCATGAGGATAGCCTATGTTTAAGAAATAAGCATTACCACATTCTAAATTATACGCTTCTATTTTTCCGTCACGCTTCCATAAATTAATAACCTGATTGTCGCCATAAATTGGACAAATGCATCTTACAGCATAGTTTACATCATAGTCAACATGAAACGGAATATTTTTCCCAGGTGCTAATTTTGTAATACGTACACGACTTGCAGGTGCTTTAAGTTGAGTTACAATTTCTTCGAAATAACTTCCAGTATATTCAGGTGTTGGAATATTGTATAAATGTTCTTCTCGACGACGAATACGTTCTTTGATACTTGCTTCGTAAGGAAGTATTTCGCTAGGTGTAGTTAAGTTAATTTGTTCAAAATTATCATACACACTGGCCACTAATTCCATATGATTGTCGCATAGCATCGGATTAGCAGTTCGAACATCAACAAATCTTTCAGCTAATTTATCGCATTCTGTCCTCAATTTTTCTAAATCAATTTCCAAATTAAAATTAGCCATAGTAGGCAATTCATGTTTCTTCATTATATACTCCTGCAAGGCATATTCTTGCGTTTTTGCCATCACGCATGTACTTAGCGTACTCTTGATTTTGTGTGGTAGCTAACCAAACACTGTCACTTGGCGTAAAGTTTAGTTCTTCACAAACACGTTTTTGTTCATTATATAATTGATTGTGTACGAAGTCAATATCAAAGTTATTGATAACAGTTTCCGCTACATCATGGGCATAGTAGTTGTAATACTTTGCACTGCTTGTCAGTGCTTCTCTCTTGGTGTCTGGCACACGGCTAAAATACCAGCCAGTTCTTATGTTGCGTATACCAAAAGGCTTACTTAGACTAAAAAATACTTTTTCAACACCACGATGTAGTTCAATTTTTTGTATACTGGTACTGCCTACATATGCTAAATCTAATGCAACCTTTGTATGGCTATCCACTTCACAATAATTTCCGTCTATTGCACTAGGAATACTTTGATACACATAATGAGGTGCCATTCCACTGCGTTTGTAATCTACCCATTGATATTCACCAGGAGCACTCCATATATGATATTCACTTCTGCCCCACCACCAGTCTAAACCTTCTGTAATACCATTTGTAGGATACACATAAAAATCGCTCAAATCCACAATAGGTTTGAGCCAATTTACAATATCTGTTTTGTAATGTCTAACACTGTCATAGTCTGCTTTCACAGTATCTACAACTTTGCGAACTTCGGGTAAGACTTTTGTTCTAACTGCTAGACTTTGTTGTAATAAAAAATCTTTCAATAGTCCATCCTGTTATATCGTATTTGTGCAACTTTATTGACATGGGTTTATCATGGTGATTTTTGTGCCAACCTTCGCCTGGTGCAATGAAATTCAGTAATGGAACATTTGCAGGCTTGCCATCTTTATGTGCAAAATAATTTAACATACCAAAACCTATCCATGACAGAACAAAAGGAAACACTGCAAATGAAATAAAATAATCAATGCCCGCTAGTAGCATTACAAGTGCATAAAAAATATGAACATATTTTCCATACTTGTGAAACCAAACCACCCTTGGATTCTTTAATAAATCAATGATATGTTTTTTTGGTATATATTCTACTGTCCATGCACTTGTTAAAACTTTCCATGCGCCTTTATACATAGGACTGTGTGGATCATCCTCTGTATCTGACTTTGCATGATGCATACGATGAACAGCCGCCCATGTTAACGCACTGCGTCCACCACATATTAAACCAAAAAACAGCATTAACTTTTCAAGGTTAGGTGTAGTTGTAAAACTCCGATGCGTAAAATAACGATGGTAGCCAGCACTTATACCTATCAGTGCTGCAACATAATAAAAGATATATCCAAATAAAAATGTCATACTGCCATTGGTGCTTTAATACTGGGCATTGGATCATAGCCTATCAGTTTATAATCTGATGTTCGTGTATTTAAGAGTGTTTCTAAATCGCAGAACGGAGGCATAAACAAATAAGGCAATTTTTGTGGTTCACGTATTACTTGTTCGTTTACTTGTGCTAAGTGATTCATATAAATGTGACAGTCGCCGCCAGTCCAAACAAACTCACCAACTTCTAAATCACAGATATGTGCTAGCATATGTGTTAACAGACTATAACTAGCAATGTTAAATGGTACACCCAAGAACATGTCTGCACTGCGTTGATATAGTTGACAACTTAGTTTGCCGTTCATAACACGAAACTGTGCAAGTGTATGACATGGCGGCAGTGCCATTTGACTGATTTGATTTGGGTTCCATGCGCTTAGAATTAATCTACGACTATCCGGATTTGTTTTAATCTCATTAATAAGCCATTCAATCTGATCTACGCCATCAAGTTGTTGACACCCGTCAAAGTCTCGCCATTGGTATCCGTAAACAGGACCAAGTTCTTTAGCAGTATCATCATTTTGATAGCCCAATGCAACACCTTGTGCGTCAGCATTGGCAGTCCAAATAGTTGTCTTGTCTGCTAGTTTGCTTCGTGGCTTATCAAACGTAATCTCTGCAAGTCTGCGCTCGTCTGTACTACCTTCTAAAAACCATAGCAGTTCGCCTACAACACTCTTCCATGCAAGACGTTTAGTAGTAACAGCAGGAAATCCATCCTGTAAATTAAAGCGCATTTGGTAACCAAACACGCTCATAGTACCTACTCCAGTACGATCGTCTACAGTCTCGCCGTGTACTAGTATGTGATTAAGTGCATCTAAATACTGCTTCAAAGTTTACCCTCTGCTCTTAGTTGTGCTCTAATTTTTGTAGCACTGATATCGTGTATATCTTTTCCTAAGTCATGTTCTGTAAATGTATAACCTACCCCACGACCATACGAAATGTCTACGATGTTAGGTACAATCATAATTATATATTCTTCGTTGTATGTGTAACCTTCTTTGGCTAATTCTTTTTTAATATTTTCTTCTACATCAGTAACAATAAATGGATTGTCATCTTGTGTCATTGTGCGGCCACCTGATGCATCAGTGTCTTGTGGTACAGTTCTAATTTGAATACAAACTTGTCCTGTTTCTGCAAGAGCACGTTTAAAAAGCTCTGTATGTCCAGGATGCCAAGGTTGCCATCTACCCAACATTTGTGTTGTGGGTTTAAACCTATCAAACATTATTTGTCCTTATATGTCTATAAATTGCTTTTACAAGTGTTTCGTCCGTGTTGTCAAACCATTCACTTACATGATAATCAACTTTTGTTGGAGTTTCAAACATCTTGTTAGTATCTTCAAAACGACCTTTTTTAATTGTGTCTAGCCACACAGTATAATCAGCTTCAAAAATATGTCGTGTAAGTTCGGTTGGGCATACAAAATCGCAAATAACTGTGCGACCGCAGCCTTTTTCATAGTTGGCAAGATTACGCATACGCCTTGCTTGACGTATACGTGCTTCTTCTCCGAACTCCCAATCGTTAGCCATACGGCGTACTTCGTCAGCATTGAACCAAGCACAATCTAATTGCTTTTGCAATCGTTCAGCAAGCCAAGTCTTTCCAGCACCTGGCAAGCCCATGATTAAAATTTTCAATTTTGTCTCCATTTGTCAACGTATACATCACCTTCACGTTGACTACTGTACAAACTATAAGTTGTTTCAATGATATTGCGTGGAAGAAAAGTGTCACAGTCATATGTACCTGGAATACGACTTAACCATATCTCGTCAATAATATGTAGTAAACCATCAACCAGTTTTGCACCTCCAATAATCCAAACATCTTGCAGTTTGTCCATATTGACTAGTTCTGTTTTGGCAGTTTCAAATTTTACGTAATGATAACCACCACCGTTGTAGTCGTCTTTACTACTAGTAACAACAATATTATTTCGGTTAGGTAATGGTTTGTTTGGTAGGCTGTCCCAAGTTGCTTTTCCCATTGCAACTACGCCTCCTGTTGTGTTTTCTTTAAACCATTTAAGGTCTGCTGGATTATGTGGCCAAGGAAGGGTACCGGCTTTGCCGATACCCCACTCTTGATCACACGCTAGAATCGCTCTGATCATCTTTATCCTTGTCTAGTAAATTTTTAGTAAGATTTTTAATTTCTTCTTCTAATCTAGCATAGTCAATTACTATTTCAATATCACGAACTGGGCTACCGTAATCTTCTCCAAGGTCATTAACTGCGCTCATAATAAACATTATGATATTTGGTTCTTCAATATCACGCAGGTCTTCACCTTCAAAAATCACACGGTCTCCATTTTCTAATACTAAAACTACCTTTTCAATGTACTCCAAAGGGATTTCATCAATGTCAGTATCCCTGACGATGTTTTGGAAACTTCGGTCTTTTTTATGTATTGGCATCCGCTGTTGCTTTTTTTGGCTTGCGCCCTCTCTTAGGTTTAAGATTAGGTGCCATTTCATACGCTTCAGCTTTTAGACGCTCTGCTTCTGCTAAAAATGTTTCTGCTTGTGTAAGCATATTTTGTGCAATAGCAGTGTCGTCTAAAATTTCTTCGCCACTAGCTGGTACTGCTTGATCAATTGTTTGTGTTGTATCAAGACTTGTTTGTGTGCGAGGTGGACTATCAGTATCATCTACCATCATATTTTTGATATCTGATTCAGACATTCCTGTTTGTTGTTTACGAATAATTTCGTTGATTTCACTTAACTTAATAGCAGTGCTAGAATTAGGTGTTACTTCAACAATATCAGTCGGATACTTTCTCAAATAACCACGGTTATGTAGTTTAGTAAGCATGTTAATACCATCACTAAACATACTGCGATGTGCGATTTCATAGAATTGGTTTGCTGATTGTCCTTCTGGACTTTCAACAACACGAACAACGTCATCGTGTTCCATATCTGGTAGTCTTTCGGTTTCTATAACGAGGCAATGATCAGGATCACTTACATTACCTCTCTCGTCATAAATTTCACGAAAAACAATAACACACTTTTTTCCAGTGTTTGATACACGTCCGATGTGTTTCATTGTTGCCATTGGATTTACTCCTTATTTTGCTTCAGCTGGCGCTTCCGCTTGTTCTGGGTTTTGTTGTGCTTGTACGCTTTGAATAAACGCTACAAGACGGTTAAACACGGTACCGACTTGTGCTGCTTCTGCTGCACGAAATGCGCCACGGCTAACTGCTACGTCGATTACTTGTGCAGCATTTTGTAGATCGGCAACACCTAGTGTTGCTTGTTCTGCTGGCGCTTCCACTTCAGGTAGCTCAGGTGCTACACCGTCAGTAGTGATCGGCTCTTCTGCCGCTTGGTTTTCTTCAGTCATGTTATACTCCTATGTTTGAAGATTAAATTATATACGTATTTATTTATCACTATTAGTTAGTGTCATTTTATACGCTATTACATTATTGTAAAATGCATCAAAGTCACTTTTGTTTTCAAACCAAAATTGATACAATTTACTTCCTAAACTTTTAATGTAGTAAAAGCCATTAGCACCGGTAAAATCCAGGCTATCTAAATCAGGGGCTTCATCAAATTCAACAACTAATCGATTTTTCATCATTGATGTTATTACGTCAGACTTAATTAGGTTTAAGTCTTCATCGCTTAGTGCAAGACCTTGTTTAACTATCTTCATGATTATTTATGCCGCTTTTTTCTGTGCACTTTCGTAGTACACAGTTTGTCCAAATGGTGCAACGGGCTGGCGATATGGATTTTTAATAAGGAACAGTGTATCACAGTATTCTTCATCTCCCCAACTGCCCCAGGGCTCGCCATCTGTAAACATAATAAACTGATCAGGCACAATATCACGTTCTTTCATAAACGTCCAGTTCGGATCAAAATCAGTACCACCACCGCCAGTCATTTCAAACTCAGTAATCTGACGACCATCTTCGTGTGTAAACTCATCATATCCGCTTACTTCAGTATCAAAGCACCAAATACGGATTTTGTAACTTTCGAATTGATCCATAATACCTTGCACTTCACTAAGGAAGTCACGTGTATCTACATCGCTAATTGAACCACTAACATCAAGCGCAATACAAATATTAATTTGTTGATCACGCATCATGCCTGGCAATACTACATTGCTAAACTGACTCTTACGGTTAGGACGCATAAAGGTAAAATCGGATACCAAGTTGCTTTCAAGCGAAACACGGATCATCTGACGCCAGTCCATTTTAGGCTCAGTAAGTTCACCAATCATACGCTTAATATCGCCTGGAACATTTCCAGCACCGACACTTTGTGCCGCTTGGATAATTGCATTTTTCATTTCGTCTGCAATTGCTTTAGCATCATCTTTGCTAATTTTAGGCATATGAATTGTTGGGCCGTCACCATTCTCATCACCACTGTCACCTCCAGAACCATCGTCCATTTCCAAGTGAATGTCGATAGTCTGTTGCGGAGTAACACCTTGTTCAATCAAGTCATCATATACTTTTTCAGTCCACCAGTCATCTGATTCATACTTAGTGTCGTACAACGGTTTAACTGTACTAATCAAACGACCAATTTTTTCACGTACCAACATACCGTTGATTTTGTAATCACCTGCCATGTTCCAAATCTTGGGATCACGATCTTCTCGACGCAAGAAATGTTCATACACACAATGCCCAACTTCATGTCCCACAAGGAACACTGTTTCATCCATATCTAGTTTATCAACAAAATCTGCATTGTAGTAAAAGTTACGACCGTCTACTGCGGCCGTAGGGCACCAGCCTTGATCAGTTACATCAATAAGTTTTAAACGACATGCAATATTACCGAAAAACGGTTGTTTGAACAGCATCTTAACACGTGCTGCAACTAGCTTTTCTCCGGCGTTTTTAAACGTATGCATAACTGTCTCCTGCGTCTGTTACATTACTAATATAAGTGATAATGATACCAATGTCAAGTGCTAAGATTAATTATTTTAAAAATAATCATTTCGTCATATGAATCAAAACTCATATAGGCTTTGGTTCCGTCTATTACTTCTTGAGGAGGTAACCAATCGTCATGCCATGGGTGTTTGTTTAATTGTTGTGCACGTTCGTTTTGCCAAAAATGCCATCCCCAATGGTGTTCGCAGTTAGCATCACACCATTCTATATATGTACTTGGGACACCATTATTATGTAAGTCAACCACATGTTTAAACTTTTTTAGGTATCCACAATTTGGATTGGTAACACTTGTAATTGTCATCACCATACATGTACTTATACAGATACAGGGCCTATTATAGGCCCTGTATCACCCAGGAGTAGCGTAACTAGTGTTACGCCATTTCGATCAGCGTACCGTACTTGCCTACAAAGCCTTTCCAGTTATTAAGCTGATTGAACTTAGGACGGATTTGATACTTGCCTAGTGCAATAGTACAAGCCATAACAACCATTTCTGCTTCAAAGTTATTTTGAACAAACTCTAGGAAGTTATCAAATTGCTTGTTGAAGTCATCTTTTTTATTAGTAAAGACTTCCTTCAATTCATAGCACAGTGCAGTAGTCAACGAATACTTGGCACTAACATTATCAGTCTGCAGATCTTTAATCTTGCCAGTAAGGATGTCTGTTGGGTTAGGCAACTGGCTGGCAACCTGACGGTGTGCCTTAAACTTGAGAGCAATTCCTTCACCAATACCTGCAGCAACCATGTCAGTTACTTCCTCTTCACTAAATCCTTCTGTGCTTTGGATAGTATCTGAAACAAATGCCCAAGAACGAGGTGTAGCAAACGAGCGTTCTGAACTTGAAGCATCAAATTTGTAAAGGTCATCTTTAAATGTTGTAACATAACCAATTACATCTGGGTGTTGGTTGTTTAGAACAGCCCAATTAAACCAGTCTTCAAAGTCAACACGTACTTCGTAGTGTAGGAAGCGGTTTGCAAGCGGCTTAGGCATACGATATGTAACACCTTTGTCGGTCTCACGGTTACCAGCGGCAGCAATTACAACATTGTCAGGCAACTTGTATTTGCCAATTGCACGGTTAAGAATTAGCTGGTATGCAGCGGCTTGTGTAGCAGGTGCAGCACCGTTAAGTTCGTCTAGGAACAAAATAATAATATCGTATTCTGCCGCTTCTTCTTCGCTGGGCAGTTCATCCGGAGCACTAAAGCTCATCCGGTTAGTTTCCTTGTTATAGTAAGGATAACCTTTAAGGTCTGTAGGTTCCCAAAGCGACAAACGAGCATCAATTAGCTTTGCTTTTTTGCCTTCTGTGATGTAGGAATCTTTAATTCCTTCAAAAGTCTCAGACTTACCAATACCGGGCGGTCCCCAAACCATGATAGGACGCTTAGTAGCAAAGTGGTGCTTTGCATACTTGGTAAGTTCCGAAAGTTTAACTGTACGAGTGTTAATATCCATGTTGTATCTCCTGGGTTGGATTTATTACACGTTCAAGATAACGCCACTTGCGACCTAAGTCAAGCAAAAAGTGGCTGCATTTCTGAAAAAACTTTGTTGTAGGCGTTAACTTCTGCTTCATACCATTCGTAGAAGTCACTGTCGCTATCAAAGCGATCTGATCCACTAGCATGTTCTTCCCATACACGATCCATCGCTTGCATACCTTCTAGCAAGTCTCCACGTCCGTATGCAGTCATAACTTGTACAGCATCTTGCATTGTGGTTTCGAACTTATAAAAGTTAGGGATTCTAAACATCGTGTTCTCCTTCTGTCTACACTACTAATATAAGCAATGCGTCTTGGTTTGTCAATACCTAAATTCATTTTTTTTTAATTTTTTTTCAAGACGCCTTACCCTGCGTTAATTTAGCGCAGATTTAGATAAGTACTACTACGGGTTGTAACAACTCGTAGCCAACAAAAGAGAAGGGAGAAATTTCATGGAAATTTTGAACAAAGTAAAAGGATGGGCAGCTGGACTTGCTGAAGTAGGCATTTCAATTGCAGCTCTTATGATCGTAGTAGAAGTACTAGGTCTAGGTGCAATACCATTCTTTCCAGAAGTAAGTGTAGTTAGCAATGTTGCTGGTATGCTTGCAACACTTGGCGCAGAAGGCCTAATGGGCTTGATTGCGATCTGGGTACTCTGGGGTATCTGGAACCGTAAGTAACGGAGCTCACAGGCTGAAAACCGTAATGGAAATCAGCCTTTTTCTTCTGTATTTTCTTCCATATGTTCGACCCATGCGTCTAAATCATGACCGTATAGTTTGTATAACATGCGATCTTCACTTCCATATAGTACTAATTCACGCTTACTAATATAATAAGGATACTTGTTATACCTGTCTAACAATATGCGTAAATGTGCATTAAACTTTGGCTGTTTGTTCAGTATAAAGTGTTCGCTCTCAAACCCCATATCATTCAAAACTAAGACCCCAAACTTTGTTAAGTTGAGGCCTTGTCCGTTTCTATAATTTTTAAAAATATTACGTAGGTTTATTTTATCACCATATTTCATTGTTTTAGCATGTGCTAATACACTGTTATAAAAGTCCGGTGTCGTCATTTTCCTTAATTACTTTTCCTTCAGTAAGTTTAACTACTTCAAACTTGTCAGTTTTAAATAACTTATTCAATCGTTCCGCTAAGTTAAAAGCGTGACCACTATTGCTAAAGGATACTTTTTTATACTTAGGTCCAGGATAATTTGTTAAACTATTAAGACTTCGTAAGTTAATTGGTTTGCCTTCATGGAATACTGCATAGATTGCTTCAGCTGCTAGTAATTGCTCACTGCGGAAACTTTTAGGGTCTGTAAATTCCATTAATATTTTTGGTTTAGGTCTAGCCATAAATTTTCTTTCTATACTACTTTAATGTATTTATTAAAGTAGCACTTATTATAGCTTGTTTTGACCTTCCAAAATACGTTTTAAATCAGTTTCTTCTATACAACCTACTGAGCGAATTGGCATTAATCTCCCATATTCCATTACCAGTTTTTTTGAATATTCTGGAATCTTTTCTGGATCTTTAATAGACGTCACACATTCTTGTTTTGTGTCGAATGTAGGCTTTGTAAACACATATATGTCCCCACCCATTGTTGCAAATAAAACTACTATTACCCATTTCATAGCCCGTCACCTTTTGGTTTATCCCAGGGCTGATTTCCAACATACGGTTTAAACTCTTTACCTGTTTGTGCCATACATGCCATACCGTCGCCGTATACGTTTACAATACTCCATGTGCCAGTATCTTGATTTACAAAGAAAAACATGCCGCCAGTATATGGTTGCATGTTATTGGTTGCGAATTGTACACCAGTGCCAGTAAAAAGCATAGCTTCTTTGTATTTTTTAGGAGTGTTCATCACATCTTCCCACGGCCCGCAGAACTGTGTGGTAATAAACATCTTTTCATTTGACTGTGCCAATATTCCAGCTGGCAACATTATTGCTAATAGGCTAATTAATAGAAACCTCATTTTCTTGCCCCTTTCGTTTAATGGCTAGGCTTACATCATCTTGCGATTTAAATGGACCTATCCATTCATACGTTTGTAAAGTTTTTAGCCTGGGACAAAATGCATCACTCCAGCCTAGACGTGGAAACCTTATACCATAGTAACCAGCCGCAAAATATTGTTGACTTGTGGCTGTCTTCTTAAAGATAGGCACATTATCTTGTAGTGATTTTTCGTGTACTATCTCTGTATTAGTTTGATAACCATAGACTGTGTCATTAACAAACGTTTTTGTCTTTTTCTCTTTTACAACAAATTCACTTAAATCATCGTAAACAGTTTCAGTATTATCTACATTGCTGTATAATACATATTTACCCTTTTCATTGAGTTTTAATGTACCTACTTTAGAACCACGTGATTCTATTATATAAAATTTATCTTTTATTACTGTTAATGCTGTAAACTTTGCCATGTCAATTTATATGCCGTATATATTTCTTCGTTAAACTCTGCTACAATATGAATTCTCATACCCATTTCTTCTGGAGCATCAACAAGTACAACTTCTACACTATGAGCATACTCATTGACCCATTTTCCGTGTGCTGAATTATTCCAATCTTTTAGTACTTGTTTTTTTATATTACTATATTGTTGATCTATACCAATTGATATAGTTGCTACTCTATACTTAGTAAGAGGCATTTAAATATTCAGCATGGGTTTCTGCTTGTTCACTTATTCTTTGTAGGTCATGTTTTCCGCAAAACTTCATAAAGTGAATCCCAACACCACTTACGGGAACCTTTTGCACTTGTGCAACAATGGCTTCATCAAGTATTTGCTTAATTTCTAAAGGCTGTGCTGTTAGATCAATAAGCTCTCGATTGCGCTGATAATCATCAAGTACTCGATGTTCAACACCATCATGGTCTGTCCACTTTTGCAGCATAAAGTTATTCCAGTCAAATCCTTTACCATTGCGATCAGCAAATGCTTCTAGTAGTCCTACTTTGTTCTTTGTGCCTTTTTTACGAGCGCCAGGATATGCACTAAAGATATTATCACTAGTGTCTCCACGAATACACTTCTCAAACAGTAGCCATTCAGGATCTCCTACAACTTTGTGCTCTTTAGTTTTCTTATCAGCCACAGGCTTGCCTTTGTCGTTGTAGACACCATCCAAACGTATATGCTGATTAGTAATGCCGTTATATTGACTAACATTAGAAGCAAGTAGCTGATAGAAATCACTATCGCTGCTAATAATAACATGATCATCATTTGGATGATTCTGAATAAAACGTGCAATAAAGTCATCAGCCTCACATACCGAGTTTTGTAATACTGTACAGTTAGTGCGTTTTTCCATAAACTCTTTTAGTTCATCAAACGCTTGAAAGTATTTTTGATCTTCTTCTTGTTCACGTGGAGTTAGTGCATCACGAGCTTCTTTTCGATTGCGTTTATACGGCTCATAATGATCTTTACGCCAACTACGTCCTTCAAAACAAAACACAACATGACTGCCGTTAAAGTCTCTCCATGCTTTATTAATAGCACTGAACATAATATGATATGCCATGCCAATTTTAGTTTCAATGTCATCACCACGTACTACGTGACGAGCACGATAAAACATGTTAAGCGAGTCTACTAGAATATATGTCATTTTATTTTCACATTATTGTTATTGATTTTAAAGGTGCTGAAACTGGAATAATTTTGTTCCATGTATCTCCATGAACTACAACATAGGTATCGAAAAATTCAACTTTTGAAACGTCTTTATACCAATCGTCTTTCAAATCTTCGCCCCAATATTGTAAGTGTATTGTTTTATTTTCTTGTTCAGTCATTATGATTCATCCTTTAGTAATTTATTTTCCATGTTCTCTTTTACATCTAGTATAGCATCTGACTTAATCATGTCAATGATTATATTGTTGACATCAATATCACGTTGAAGCCAATACATTTTTTCTTTGAGTTTTTCTAATTCTGCTTGATAGAACTCTAGCTCTT